CTATCCTTGATTATCGGATTTATCTGTGGTGGCTTGGAGGTCCTTGGGGCCGTTTCTGGGTCGCTATTTGAATCGATCGGAGAATCGAGGATGAGAGCTTATTTTGAGCTCATTGTGTTCTGCTTTGCGTTCAGCGCTATTCTCTCCGTTTACCGGAAATTGACGACGAGGAATTACGTCATGAAAACGGTGAAAAACTTGGGAGAGAATAAATTTTTAGCCAAAAGAGTCACTAGTGATGGTATTATGTATGAGTTTGTGTACGATAACAAGCTTGTCGTGATACCGCAACAGAAGAATGAGGAAACCGAACGGCGCATTGAAGAAATGTCGTTGCCAGGGTCTTCACTATTCCCGAGTGCGAAAAGGAGCGTGGGTGCGGTTTTAGTGCGAACAGAAGGAGTCGAACTAACCGTGGTAGGCTGTTTTTGGCGTTTGGGGGATCATTTGATAACTGCGAAACATGTCGCGAATGCTGTATCCTCTGGTATAGCCGAAGTATTCCTCGGAAATCATAAGGAGAGCAAACGCGGCTTGCGTCGGCTGGACTTAGAGAATGTTTACACGGTAGAAAAGAATTTTTTTGACATAGAAGAGAACGAGTACCCTAAGGTACATGACGTTTTCGCTCGTAAATTGAGCGCGAAACAATGGAGCCAGATAGGTATATGTGAATCTTCTGTCAAAACGAGAAGCTACTATGGGCAAACGATAAGTGCTGTTGGGTTCTTAGATGGCCTGTTGGTAACTAGCGCGGGGAAGACTCTTAAGGGTAGTGGTGTAGTTGAATTATATCACACCGCTAGCACTCAAAAAGGGTTTTCAGGATCTCCACTGTATAGTGGAACTAGTGTGGTCGGTATGCATGTGGCGTCGGATTGCAATAAGAACGTAGCTATTCGCATGGAACTGATAAAATACTGCCTCACCAGGGAGGAAGAATCCAACAGACCCCAATGGGATGAGGATTCAGAAAACTGGAAAGAGGATGGTCGAGAAGTCGAGTTCGATAATGTGGATGACTACGATATGGCGTCTTACGACATGGAGGGTAGAGTTAAGTATCGCGCGCGCGGTAAGTATAAGTATTCTGATTTCATGCGTGATGAGGAAGAGCAGGCTAAACAGCCGCTGACTCATTACGAGAAGATGAAACAGAGACAATTGCTTGGCACATCGCGTAAAAGAGGCTCTGCTTCATACAGAGATGAATCAGCCCCAATAAATGGAGTGATTCGTATTAGCAAAGAGAAACCCGTGCATTGCAACAAAAGCAAATCGGAAAATGCCGAGGTTTCCGCTTATCTCAACGACCGTGAAGATGAACTAATCAAACTTGGATATGATCCGATCAAGTATGATTGGCCAGAGATAACCCCTGAAACGGAAGAAGTTTCTTGCGTCAAACATATGGAGCTTTTCAACACGAGAAACAAGAGTATCATAGCCGCACCTAATCAAAAAGAATTAGAGAGAGCTGTGCAGATTGTAACTCAAATGATGAGCGCCAATAAGTATGACGCGCCAAAGAATTACAAGAGTACGACAAACATCAATAGGATAATCAACTCTAGCGTGATAAAATCCAGGAAAAGTCCTGGACATCCGTATCAGAGTGAGGGACTAATGACGAATGGAGATGTCTTGAAACACTATGGCGAATCTTTCGCGGAGGTGGTGCTGTCGGAGTGGGATACCGACTTCTTTCTAAAACTCTTTCTCAAAGCTGAGCCGACGAAGAAGGCTAAGTTAGATTCAGAGATGCTAAGAATTATCACTGGCATGCCTCTTCACAAAACGATTAAGAATCAAGCCGTGTTTGAGAATTTTCGTAAATCAATGGTGGATAATTGGGAAGAATCTCCTGTAAAGTACAGTTTTTCACCAGAGTTGCCAGGGCACATAAACCATTTAGCGAAATGGCTTGGGGTGGACGAGAAAACCTACTCCAGCGATAAGCGCAATTGGGATTACATGTTTTTCAGCTTCTTGTTCAAAGCCGTCGGTGAGGTGGTATGTGAATTAGCCGTTCAACCTGATGATGTATCAGATGATGAATACGAAGCATACAAAGCCGATGTTCGTAGCTGCGTGAGAGAAGTTAATGAAAAAGCTAGATATCGTTGTACTAATGGCACCGTTTACCAGAGTGTCTGGGATGGTATTATGAAGAGTGGATGGTTGTTGACCATTGATTTTAATAGTATAGCCCAGATAATCGTGGACGTCCTGATCAAGATCAGATTAGGTTGGGACGACAAACAGATTTACGAATATAAAATTGTTGTTGGAGGAGATGACGTGATACAAACGTTTCCACATGACATGAACACGGATAAGTACTTAGCAGAAGCTTCAAAGATGGGGTTCGATTTGGCCGAGTTTGAAGTGACTAAGAGCTTTGAGGGTTGTGAGTTTTTCAGCACTAGATTTCAAAAGAGAGACGGTGTTTGGACATTCCATCCGTTACGATTCACCAAATGCGTGAAGAGATTGAGAACTACTAAAACAGCGGATTTAGCAGGTGCATTATCTTCACACATGATGAATTACGCGTGGAATAATAACAAATATCGTTTCTTTTATGATATGTACAGGAAATTCAGGAGAGACAGCCCCGACTTTTTCCCAGCGAGTTTGATGAAAACGCAGAAACAACTGCAGTACAAACTAACTGGTGCTGAGGTCGATTGTTAATCGACACTACGTCCTGGGTAGACGTTAAACACTCATGTTGTTGCGTAATTTCATGTTCTAGTGATGTTTAGGAGTAGGTAGGAGGGTGGAGAAATAAATGTCGAATGATTGGAGTTGGCCGTATACTGACGACTATACG